CCAAACAACTTTGTTCCTATTAACTCAAACAACATTACCAACACAGACCAATGGTTATATAGTTTAAATGTCAATGGTGGACCGCAAACTAAATGGACACAAGTTCCTGCATTACCAGGATCCAATGTTGTGTTTAATAACTTAACTGATAAAAATCTATATCAGATCAATACATTAAATAATGATCAAGTTAGCTTGGTCTTTGGCGACGGATCGTTTGCTAACATTCCTCAAGGTCAGTTTATATTTTATTATCGTACCAGTAACGGTACAACCTATGCTATCAACCCAAATGATTTAGCTAGTGTAAGTATTAACTTCAACTATGTAAGTAAAAATAATACACTAGAAAATATGACGGTTATTGCCAGTCTAAAGTATACAGTAACTAACGCCAATGCGGCACCTAGCTTGTCAAGTATTAAGACAGCGGCACCACAACAATACTACACACAGAATCGTATGGTAACTGGCGAAGATTATAACATCTTCCCAACAACCAAATATACCAGTATTCAAAAGGTTAAGGCAATCAATCGTACCAGTAGTGGTGTAAGTTTATACTTAGATGCCATTGATCCTACTGGTAGTTATAGCTCAACAAACATTTTTGCTGACGATGGTATCTTAACTGCTAACAATACTACTAGCACAACTACATTTAGTTTTTTAACTTCTAACGACATTTATACTGCCATCTACAATCAAGTTATTCCAGCGATTGACAGTACAGAAATGCGTAACTATTACTATGGAACATATCCACGTTACAGCACTAGTACCGCACTAGGTGGCAATGTGGTATTCCATCAAACTAGTAACAGCACATCAACTAGTTCTGGATTCTTGGCCAATGTTATAACTGGTAATACCTTACAAGTTGGTCCTGGAGTTAGCGGTAACCTACAATATGTTGCACCTGGTGCAAGCCTGCAGTTTACAGCACCTGCTGGTTATTACTTTGATGCACAGCACGTTATTAAATCTGGTACACCTACCTTGGGCACAGACAGTTTAAACTTTTATGCAACTGTTTCCAGTGTTGTTGCTAATAACAACTTTACTACACCAAGTCAAGTAACATTTGCTACAGTAGTGCCCAATGGTGCTGTTTTGAGCGATGTTAACTTGTCTGGCGCCAACAGTATTATTCCGCCTTACATGAATGATTTACCATTGACCTTGATTCCGACCATAACTAGTCAGATTAAATCAAACTTAAACTTTGGTCTAACATATGATCAACTAAATCAAACTTGGATTAATATTCCTCCTTCAAGCATTGGCACAAGTACCAACTGGCTATTAACGTTTACCTACAATGCAGGCCTATATACTATTACATATAAGCAACTAGAATATACATTTGCCAGTGCTGGCACTACTAATTTTTACTTTGATCCAACTGTAAGTGTTTACGATAGTACCACAGGCTTAACCATTACAGACAGTATCAAAGTTTTAAAAATCAATGACAAGCCTGCACCTAACACTAATGTTCCATTGGGTCAAGACATTATCTGGAAAATTTACAATAGTAAAGTAGAGCCAGACGGTTATGTAGATCAGAATGTTGTATTAATCACCTTCCCAGATACACAGATGCCAGGGGTACCGGATAATCCAGAGTTATTCACTGATGTTGCTGGATCTAATTCTAGTCGCAGTGGCTTGTATTTCCAATACAAACACAATGCTCCAGCACGTAGTCGAATTGATCCAACACCGGTTAATCTTATTGACTTATATATTTTAGTTGCATCTTATACCAGTGCATACATAGCTTGGTTGCGTGATTTAACTGGCACAGTACAAGAACCTATGCCGCCAACATCAAGCAGTTTAGAAATTGACTATGCTGGGTTAGATGACTACAAAACAGTTAGTGATACAATCATTTATAATCCTGCACAGTTTAAACCACTATTTGGCTCTAAAGCAGATCCTAGTCTACAAGCACGTTTCCAAGTAGTTAAGAATCCTAGTGTTGGTATTACTGACAACGAAATCAAAACACAGGTAATCTCAGCGATTAACAATTACTTTGATCCTAATAACTGGGACTTTGGTGATACATTCTACTTTAGTGAATTGGCCGCTTATTTGCACAGCACACTAGCGCCTAATATTAGTAGTGTGGTTATTGTTCCATCAGACAGTAGTTTAGTATTTGGTAACTATTTCCAAGTTAACGCTGAACCATGGGAAATCATTACATCGGCTGCAACAGTAAACGATATCGACATTGTGTCCGCAGTAACTGCCGCACAACTAGGTATGAGTGGTATTAACTTTGGTTCTACACAATAATGGCACTATTAAACACTATTAACTTTTTACCTGAAGCATTTCGCTCAGACACCAACCAACGTTTTCTTGGCGCAACAATGGATCAGTTGTTTACGCCAGGTGTTAATCAACCAGTTAATGGATACATTGGTCGTACGTTTGCACCTACATATAAACTAGGCGATAACTATGTACCAGAACAAAATTCAAGCAGAGCTAACTATCAACTTGAAGCTGGCGTAGTTGTTACAGATGATAATAAAAATATTACATTTACAGCAGGATATTTAGATTTATTAAACAGTATCAATACAAACTCAGGTCCAGCTAATAATATAACTGCTAATCATCAGCGATTATTTTCTGCAGAAAGTTATAACTATGATGGTCACTTTGACTATGATAAGTTTGTAAACTATTATAACTACTTTTGGTTACCTAACGGTCCAATGTCAGTTAATGTTTCTGTAAACAAAGTTCCATATCAAGCCACTTATGATGTAACACGCAGTACACAAGTAGGCGGCTATACATTCTCTGGCGTTGGCCCACATCCTAATACACAACTAACACTAGCACGTGGTGGTACATATACATTTAACGTTGATCAACCTGGCTCACAGTTTTGGATTCAAACTAGTCCTGGTGTTAGTGGTCTTGATCCTAATATTGATACAGTTACTACACGTCAAGTCTATGGCGTAGCCAACAATGGTACCGACAATGGTACGGTAACATTTAAAGTTCCTTTAGCAACAGCCCAGGACTTTTATTCCAACATGCCTATTGTTACCCCATCTACAGGTAGTACTACGGTAGCAGTTCCATTTCACTATACTGATGTACAAAACCAATTGGTCAGCAACTTCCTGACTAAGTTCCCGTCAGGACTTGATGGCATTAACAATCAAAGTTTGTTGACTAATACAACATTTATTTTTATTAATAACGATTTATCTGATGCCGCTTGGACTGAAAATCCCGACAAAGATCCGTTTGCAGTAAAAATGGCCGAAATACAAGCTGCCAATCCAACGGGATATTTGTCTGACCCCGATTATATTACTGCTAAATCTTTATTGAATTCAACATCGGGCGTAGTTTCTAAAACAAATCGTACAAGTATTTGGAAAATTAAACTAGTTCCACTTGGCAACGATTATGTAATGCAGTTACTGATTGATACAGTACTCAAGCCTCAGCAAAAAGTTTTCATCACGTCCGGTCAAACTTATGCTGGTAATCAATTCTGGTTAGATAATAATCAACATTACGAAACAGTTCCAGCAATAACAGCCGGTTTAGAATATCTATACTACCAAGACAGTAGCAATCCTGGATTTACTGGACAAATCAAGTTAGTTGATAATCTAAACAGTACACTTGATATTGAAAAAGATATTATTGGTGCCGTTGGCTACACCAGCCCCAATGGTGTAGTTTTTACAAATGGATTAAAAGTCAAGTTTGACAGCAATGTAACGCCAGCTACCTATGCCAATAACGAGTATTATGTTGAAGGTGTGGGCACCGGTATTAGTCTAGTACCTGTAGCAGATTTAGTAGTACCAGAACCGTTTGGCGAAAACATTGCCACAGCACCCGATTACATCACTGTCAATCGTGCATCACAAGATTTAAATCCATGGAGTCGCTATAATCGTTGGTTCCACAGAGATGTTATTACAGCATCTGCTGGCTATAATAATACTGTAGCTGACTATGGTAATAATATTTCTGCACGTCGTAGTATCATTGAGTTTGAACCAAACCTACAACTATTTAACTACGGCCGCCAAGCTACAACTAGTGTATCTTATATTGTAACTGCATCAACTGATGCATTTAATGATTTTGAAGGAAAAACAACTGCCGCAATAGATGGGGTTACTCTAGTCAACGGAGACACAGTTATTTTTGCCAATGACTATGATACTGCTATTATCAATGAAGTATGGGAAGTCCAATATCAACAGATCATTGACATGCCATATTTGACTCTAAACAAGACAGCGACAGATCCAGTACTGCCTGGAGAGAATGTACTAGTTACCAAAGGATCTCATGCTGGTTATACATTTGCATTCAATGGCAGCGCATGGTCACAATGTCAACAAAAGACCAATGTTAACCAAGCACCACTATTTGATGTTGTTGACAATGATGGATATAGCTTTGGCGATACTACAGTTTATACTGGTAGCACGTTTGCTGGAACACAATTCTTTGGATATGCACAAGGCACAGGCAATAATGATGTAGTATTAGGTTTTCCTTTACAATATCAAAACTTTAACAACATTGGCGATATTGTTTTTAACAACTACTACGATACGGATACTTTTAACGTAACATACTCTGCAGGCAATACCACTGCTATTAATGTTAATACTGGATACATTGTTAAAAACACTGACTTGACATCTACAACTAAGTTAACCAACTGGGTAACCGGTGTAGAGCCAACTGGACAGTTTCAAATTTTTACTCGATTCTTTGAAGGCTATGTAGTTGAATACAAAGGCAAGCAAACTGCATTTGTTCAAGTCGATGTATTGCCTGTCGCAGAAAAAACTGTACCTCATTTAAAAGTATATTTAAACAATGTACTATTAATGGAAAGCATTGATTATGTACTTGACACAGTTGGTGTTTATCATGCTATATTGTTTACTAACATTCCAAGCATTGGCGACAAGATTGATGTTAAAATCTTTAGTACAAATACAAGCCAACTTGGTTATTATGAAATACCTGATAACCTAGATTTAAATCCGTTAAATGAAAACTTTAACTCAATTACTCTTGGCCAAATTCGTACACACTACAATAAACTAATAGAAAATACTACAACTAATGTAGACAATCCAATACCAGTACAAGACAACTATCTAAAAAAACAAGGCGGCACACTACGTCAACATTCATCTCCAATGGTATATGCCTTAACATTCTTAAACGATCCTAATGTTAGTTTTGTTAATGGTGTTAACTTAGCCAAAAAAGAGTACACAAAGTTTAAACATAAATTTTTAAGTTTATGTAACAAGTCATCAAATATTGACTATAATAATCCAGCCGCTGGTGTAGATGCAATATTACAAAGTATTAACGCTTTAAAAAACAGTAGCTTCCCATGGTATTATAGTGATATGGTTCCGCAGGGCAGTAACTACAGTGAGATTGTTTACACAGTTATTAATGCTCGACAAACTAACTATGAAATCAATTCGTTATTTAACAATACCGTATTAAGTAACCGTGCAGTATTAGTCTACGTCAATGGAGTACAACAGACTCTTGGCGTGGATTATAAATTTAGTACAGTCAGTCCAACATTGATTTTTACCCGAGAGTTTACCGCCAATGATGTAGCAAATGGCACACAGATTACCATTAGAGACTATGCTAACACCGATGGAAACTATATTCCAGAAACTCCGACTAAGCTAGGACTATATCCAAAATATACTCCTTTGATGTATATAGATAATACATATCAAACTCCCACAACAGTTATTCGCGGCCACGACGGATCGATTACTCCAGCGTTTGGTGACTTCCGTGACGACTATCTATTGGAGCTAGAACTTCGTATATACAATAATATCAAAGCCGACTATAACAAAAATATTATTGATCTATACGATACGATTCCTGGGCGTTTTAGGTCAGGCGATTATAGTCTAACTGAATTTAATCAAGTACTTGAACAAAACTTTTTAAGTTGGGTTGGCACTAACAATGTTGACTATACAACAAATAAATTTTATGATGTTAATAATTCGTGGTCTTGGAACTATGGATCTTTTCCTGATGTAATAGATGGATCTAATCTACAAGGATCATGGCGTGCCATTTACGATTATTGGTACGATACTGACACACCAAATT